CTCAAGAACGGTTCCATCCTGTGGGGTGGCGTGGGCACCGGCAAGTCTCGTGTCGCAATGGCCTACTACGAACTAAGGGAATCCCCAAAGGACGTAGTGGTTATCACCACAGCCAAGGTCCGCGATTCCGGCACGTGGTTCGAAGAAGCCGCGGCATTTGGTGTTGGACAAACGGAGGGCGCTACCGTCCAGGGGATCATTTCGGTCGATAGCTGGAACAACATCGATAAGTACGTAGACCGAGAAGGTTGCTTCTTCATCTTCGACGAACAGAGATTGGTAGGCAATGGCAAATGGGTGAAGAGTTTCCTCAAAATCGCCAAGAAGAATCGGTGGATTATGCTGTCGGCGACTCCGGGAGATACGTGGTTGGACTACATCCCTGTCTTCGTGGCACATGGGTTCTACAAGAATCGAACCGCGTTTACGAGAGAACACGTGGTGTACAAACCATTTATGAGGTATCCCGTGGTTTCTCACTATGTATCGACTGGGAAACTTTTACAACTCCGTAGTCGCATCCTGGTGGAGATGCCGTACGCGAGGCAGACGACCCGGCATAACGAGACGGTAGTAGTGTCGTACGACAAGGAGATGTACGACATGATCGTCAAAGAACGGTGGAACATTCTGGAGAATCGACCCATTCAGGACGTTTCAGAGCTCTTCCACCAGCTGCGGCGCGTAGTGAACAGCGATCCTAGCCGCGTAGAGGCCGTTTCCAAGCTGTCTAAGCGGCATCCGCGACTCATAGTGTTCTATTCCTTCAATTACGAGTTGGAGGCCCTTAGAACGGCTAATTTTGGAATTCCGGTCGCTGAGTGGAACGGCCACAAGCACGAAGAACCGCCCGAAACGGACAAATGGCTCTATCTGGTGCAGTATGTGGCCGGCTCAGAGGGCTGGAATTGTGTCACTACCAACGCAATTGCCTTCTACAGCCTGACATACAGCTATAAGAACTGGCATCAGGCTCATGGCCGAATTGACCGCCTAAACACGGAATTTTCGGACCTTTACTACTACTGCCTCAGATCCAGAGCGAAGATTGACACGGCAATTTATCGCTGTTTGCAGGCAAAACAGTCGTTTCAGGAGTCCCGCTACGACGTCAAAGGGCTGTGACACTGCCAAGCTAATTTCTTTTCTGATCGCCCGACCCAATATCTAAAATAGACATTAGGATAGGGTATAGAATAGTTTCTGACTCAAAGTGGTGTCACATCCCACAAGGTAGCGCCTTGCCCAAGGCACGTGTCTTGCCCAAGGCCTAAAGGAGAAACATGGAGCACGTCCCAGCAGTTGCGAACGTTTCAATCTCGTCGATGGTGCAGTATCAGCCTGAGTGTAGTTGTGGCTGGAAAGGCTGGAAGTGTGCGTCTAAGTCTTTGGCGCAGTCCGAAGCCCTTACGCACGTTCAGGGGGTGAGAAGTGGAAACGTGGAGAACGATCCCCGACTTTCCTAGGTATAGCGTCAGTGATCAGGGTCGCGTCCGGAATGATGCGACTGAGCGCATTCTGAAGCTTAGCGTGAATCGTGAGGGGATTCTCAATGTTGGCATGATGCATTGCGGAACTCAGTTTCGTCGTTCTGTTCCGTTGCTCGTTGCTCGTGAGTTCGTTCCTGGGGGTACGGAAGTCTTTGACACCCCCATCCATCTGGACGGAGATCCGTTCAACTGTTACGCCAACAACTTGACTTGGCGTCCGCGTTGGTTCGCGGTCAAGTACAAGCAGCAGTTCACTGATGGTTATGGTGTACTCATCAATCGCACTATCCGGAACATCAAGACTGGTGAGGAGTTTCCGGATTCGTTCGAGTGCGCCAAGTGGTATGGGATCCTTGAGTGGGATCTCCAACAGGCCATCGAGCAGCGTACGTATGTGTGGCCGTTGTACCAGCAGTTCGAAGTTTTGTAATAGACATTACCTCGGGGCTAATACATGCTTTCTAATAGGAGTACATGGGTTTTATTCTTTGTCCGCCTTGTCCGAGGAGGCAACATGACCGAGGCGCAGTACCAGAAGAAGGTCATCCGAAAGCTCGAGACCATCTTCCCGGGCTGCGTCGTCATCAAGAACGATCCCTCATATCAGCAGGGCATTCCGGATTGGACCATCTTGTTCGGAACGTGTTGGGGGATGCTCGAGATCAAGAAGTCTTTGACCGCGCGCCGGCAGCCCAACCAGGACTGGTGGGTCAACCAGTTCCGCAACATGTCGTTCGCTGCATTCATCTGTCCGGAAAACGAGGAGGCCGTTCTGAATGAACTTCAAGCGGCATTTGCGTCTTGCGGGCGAACATGCGTTCCTCAGTCCTAGCCAGTACCACTGGATCAATTACGATCCTGATCGTCTGACTCAGCGATGGTACACCTGGCAGAGAACGAAGTACGGGACCGAGGCACACGAGTTTGCGGCTACGCAGATCAACAACAAGATCGTGCAAGAAGATGATTCGACGATGCTTGCGCAGTACATCAACGATTGCATCGACTTCAACATGCAGGCTGAGGTACTCCTGTACTACTCAGACAACTGCTTCGGTACCGCCGATGCGATTTCGTTTGAACGCAACATTCTGCGTATTTCCGACCTCAAAACTGGTGATAGTCCAACATCAGAGCATCAGCTCGAAGTCTATGCCGCGTTGTTCTCCCTGGAGTATGACGTGGATCCTTACGACATTGAGATCGAGCTTCGGATCTATCAGCACGACGACGTACGCGTTTACGATGCTGAGCCATTCGACATCATGAACATCGCGAAGAAGATCATCATCTTCGACCATCGGATCGAACAACTCAAGAGAGAGGAGGCGTCGTGATCCGGGAAGTCTCGGAGGAAGAGTTCCTACGGCATTACGGCACTCCCCGTAAGTCTGGTCGATACCCTTGGGGTTCTGGCGAGAATCCTCAGGGTGCTCGTGACTTCTTGGATGATGTTGCGGACCTCAAGAAGAAGGGTCTGTCCGAGAAGGAGATCGCCGACGGTTTCAACATGTCCATCGCTCAGCTTCGTGCCCACAAGTCTGTGGCGTCGAATCAGGAGCGTCAGGCGAAGTATCGTGAAGTTACGAAACTCGCTGACAAGGGCATGTCGAATTCCGCCATCGCTCGCCAGATGGGGCTCAACGAATCCACAGTTCGTGGTCTTCGTGCACAGGCCGATAAGGACAATGCGGACGTTCTGACTGCTACGGCCGACATGCTTCGTCGTCAGGTCGACGAAAAGGGCTTTGTCGATGTTGGGGCTCAGGTTGAGCGAGATCTGCCTATTGGCGGAGTCAATGTCGGCATTTCATCGACCAAGTTCAACACCGCTCTCGCAATTCTTCAAAACGAGGGCTACATGGTGCATCCGTTGAACGTTCCTCAGTTGGGTACGGGCAAGGACACCAGAATGAAGGTTCTTGCCAAGCCTGGGACTACTCAGAAGCAGGTTTGGGAGAATCGGGGCAACATTCGGCAGATCCAAGAGCATTCTGAGGATGGTGGTCGCACCTATCTCGGAATCAAGGATCCTCTGTCTGTCAGCTCCAAAAGAGTGGGCATTCGGTACGCCGATGAAGGTGGCGCTGATGCAGATGGCGTCATCTACGTTCGTCCTGGTGTAAAAGACCTTTCCATGGGCAAGGCCAATTACGCTCAGGTTCGTATCAAGGTCGATGGCACGCATTACCTCAAGGGAATGGCCGTTTACAAGGACGACCTTCCTGAGGGCGTGGATCTCGTCTTCAATACGAACAAGAGTCGTAAAGAGGCCCCGTCTAAGCACGATGCTATGAAGGAGCTCAAGGACGATCCTGATAACCCGTTTGGGGCGACGATTCGTCAGATCAAGGATGATCATGACAACGTGACCTCGGCTTTGAACATTGTGAATGAGGAAGGTCAGTGGGACGACTGGTCCAAGAGCCTTCCTTCTCAGATGCTCTCAAAGCAGCACCCTAATCTGGCCAAGTCTCAATTGGCCGTTACTAGGGAGCGTCGTCAGCGCGAATTCGACGAAATTTCGAATCTGACCAATCCTGTGGTCAAGAGGAAGCTTCTCGAGACGTTTGCTGATGAAACGGACTCTGCATCTGTCCATCTCGCTGCTGCGGCCATGCCAAAGCAGGCAACTAAGGTTCTGTTGCCTGTTCCTCAGATGAAACCGCATGAGATCTATGCACCGTCCTTTGAGGATGGTACGCATGTCGCTCTAGTGCGCTTTCCGCATGGTGGCACTTTCGAGATCCCTCGTTTGACCGTAAACAACAAAGTTCCTGCTGCAAAGAAGCTTTTGGGCACTGCAGCCAAGGATGCTGTTGGAATCCATCATTCTGTAGCAGAACGCCTTTCTGGTGCAGACTTTGATGGAGATACGGTCTTGGTCATCCCTAACAATCAAGGGAAGATCAAAAGTACCCCCCCTCTCGAAGGACTGAAGGGGTTCGACGCTAGGCGTCAGTATGGGCCCTACGATGGTATGCGTACCATTGATGGTGGTGTGTACAACGCTTCTGCTAAGAAGGCCGAGTTCCCTTCTGGTAGTAAGAAGGATCCTGGTATGAAGGGCAAGGAGATGGGTAAGATTACCAATCTCATTGCTGACATGACAGTTCATGGTGCATCATCTGACGAGATTGCTAGAGCAGTCCGTCATTCCATGGTTGTCATTGATGCTGAGAAGCATCATCTGGATTACCGGGCTTCTGAGAAGCAGAACGGAATCCCTGCTCTCAAGACCAAGTATCAGGGTGGTCCTCGTGCTGGAGCTAAGACTCTCATCACCAGGTCTACTGCTGAGACTAGGGTTGCTGAGAGAAAGCAGGGATACAAGGTAGACCCTGAGACAGGGCAGAAGATCTACACTGAGACTGGGCGTACTGTTGTAGATCGTAGTACTGGTAAGGCTGTGCCTAGGACTACTAAGTCTAAGCGTCTTGCTGAGACTCAGGATGCGTACTCTCTCATAGATGGTCCAGGTACAGAGATTGAACGTGTCTATGCTGATCACTCTAATGAGCTAAAGGCTATGGCCAATGAAGCTCGTAAGGAGATGATCAGTACTAAGCCTGTTCCTTACTCCCCCTCTGCCAAGAAGGTGTACTCAGCAGAGGTTGCTTCACTCAACTCACAGTTGAATGTAGCTCTCAAGAACGCCCCCCGTGAGAGACAAGCCCAGGTCCTTGCGAATGCCGTGGTATCCCAGAAGCGTCAGGCTAATCCTAACATGGATTCAGCTGATGTGAAGAAGATCAAGAATCAAGCATTGGCTGAGATGCGTGTTAGAACTGGTGCGAACAAGACACGCATTGACATCACTGATGCTGAATGGGATGCGATACAGGCTGGTGCTATCAGTACCAACACACTCACCAAGATCCTCAGCAATGCTGACATGGATAGAGTGCGCGCCCTAGCCACACCACGGCAGCCTACTGTCATGACATCTGTCAAGCAGAGCAGAGCCAAGCAGATGCTGGCATCGGGCTACACACAGGCTGAAGTAGCCAGGCAGTTGGGTGTAGCACCAAGCACACTCAAGTCCTTCATCGCAGGAGAAGAGTGATGGCTGAGCCAGACAGTAGTACACCACTGGATACCACTGAGCTGTACATGCTGACAACAGTGGACAATCCATACAACCCATTCACTGAGTGGGATGACTGGTACTCCTTCGACATGAGCAAGGGATACCACACCCCTGGCCTGATCGCCAGGCTTACGTTCGATTCAGAAGAGTTGAGTGATGCCGACCAGACCCTCGCGGTCCAATTGGCAATACGGGAGATCGCCCAGGAGAACGCACTTGGTCTGTACAGACTTGTGTCAGAAGAAAATTTTCTTCCGGGCTCGCCACTTCCTGATTCTGTCTGAGAATTTTGTAAAAAAATTTTTCAGCCAGGGGGGAGGGGGCAAAAAAAAGTCACCCCCGTTTTGAATCGCTCGGCCGCCAAAAAATGCCCCGCGGGAGATTTTTGGCCAAACAGTCTTAGTTCTGGGGGGACCGATGGGCGTCCTGGACCTCGCACCATCGACTAAACAGCTCTGGCTGACCCCCCAGAACTAGGATAAAACTCTCGGTAAGTGAAAGGAGAGTCTATGGCTGCCCGGCGAAGATCGGAAGAACCCGCTCGGAAGTCACGTCGGCCTGCGACTACTCCTGAACAACGAGAGCATCAGGTCATATCTCAGGCCATTGATCTCGCCGAGCAGCAGATCCGAGCCGGAACTGCTTCGTCGCAGGTCATCACGCACTTCTTGAAGCTCGGTTCTTCGCGTGAGCAGCTCGAGCAGGAACGAGTTCGTCATGAGAACGAGCTCTTGAAGGTCAAGCGTGAGTCCCTCGAGTCGGCAGCCCGAGTTGAGGAGCTTTACACCAAGGCAATCGAGTCTATGCGCATGTATCAAGGCGTAGACGAGCCAACGGTAGAGGATGATGAGGAATAGGCGTTATTCGGAGCTCGCACGGCTCAAAACACACGAAGAGCGCTTTCGGTACCTCTCTCTCGGTGGTGTTGTAGGAACAAGCACCTTTGGATTCGATCGATGGATCAACCAGCGTTTTTACCGCTCCAGGGAGTGGCGACAGGCTCGAAACGCGGTTATTGTCCGTGACAATGGCTGTGATTTGGGCATTGACGGCTATGAGATCCACGGTGGAATCATCATCCACCACATGAACCCAGTGTCCAAGGTCGATATTCTCGAAGGTGATCTGTCGATCATCGACCCCGAATTCCTCATTACTACCACCATTCGTACTCACAATGCGATCCATTACGGTGATGGGAATCAGATCTATCGACCTGTTGAAGCCCGAACCCCGGGAGACACTAAGCTCTGGTAAGCAGGGGGTGAGCAATGACGCTCAAAGAGAGAGTGAAGAACAACGACATCGCGAGCATCGACGCGAAGCTCAAGATCGCTCGCAGCAGAAGGTGGGCGGCATGGAATCGGAATGACGCCGACGAAGTGCACGACTTCACCTGCGACATCAACGAGCTGCTCGACGCACGACTCGAGCTGACCAAGAAGGAGGACTAATGTCCGATCAGGAGAACCCTGTCGTTCCGCCGGGCGTCCAGCACGTCCCCGGTTCCGAGGGCAGCACCTACGTCTCCCCCAACACGGCCAAGGGCACCAAGAAGAAGGACCAGTCCGCGGTCGAGGAGGCCAAGAAGAAGGACGAGGTGACGCCGGATGTCTGAGCCGCGCACCTTCCAGGTGCAGCAGAAGCCCATGAAGGGCGACGACGTCAAGGAGTGGCAGAAGGAGATGAAGGCGCGCTTCGCGCGCATGGACATCGATGCTCCGATCGAGATCGACGGCGTCTACGGTCCGGTCACCCGCTCCTACACCGCTTCGCTCGCCCATGCGCTCGGCATGAACGCCACGGAGTGGATGAAGGACGGCGTCACGCCCGAGATGCGGACGCATATCCGTCACAGCCGGTTCAGCGGCACCGAGACCACTCGGTACGCCAGTCGGGATCTCGTCGAGTACCGCCGAGCCCTTCGCAAGCGCTGGCATCAGGACACCGGCCGGGTCCACAAGCCCGTCACCAACGTCCTGCAGCATTCCTGGGGCTACCACCCGCCGGTTCACGACGGCGTCGACGTGATCTGCCAGCCGGACGTCCCGATCTTCGCCATGGTGAAGTGCAAGGTCGTCGACGTGCGCTCCACGGGCTGGTGGGGCAAGGGCGCCCCCTCCGATCCCAAGCTGAAGGCCAAGGGCGACGGGATCATCCAGGTCGAGATCCTCGACGACATCGGTCCGTTCACCAAGGGCCACCACATCGGGTACGGACACGCCGAGAAGGCGGTCGTCAAGGTCGGTGACGTGGTCCGCGCCGGCAAGGTGCTCGGTCACGCCGGCTTTGCCAACGCCTGGCACATCCACCTGATGCACAACGACGGGAACGTCGGCAACCGCGGTATCGGGAACCTCAATCCCGAGCCGCTCCTCAACTACACGCTCGTTCACGGGTAGGAGGTGATCATATTTCCGCAAGCCTGCTCGCCGTGATCATCCTGATCTCGGCAGCCGTCTGCATCGTCGTCCTGGCGCTGGCAGGCGTCTTCTAGACCCTGAAAGGGGGTGGAGTAGATGGAACAGAGCATTCTCATCAGCACCAAGAAGATCCTCGGTCTGGCCGCCGAGTACACGCCGTTTGACCTGGATGTGATCACGCACATCAACGCCGCCTTCTCCACCCTCTACCAGCTTGGTGTCGGTCCGACCACCGGATTCGCCATCGAGGACGACACACTGACGTGGGATGACTTCATCGACGGCGATATCTCCATCGTCAACGCATGCAAGACCTACGTCTACCTGCGGGTTCGGCTCCTGTTCGACCCGCCGCCTACGTCATTCGCCCTTCAGGCCATGAAGGAGCAGCTCGCCGAGTACGAGTGGCGTATTTCGGTCCTCCGCGAGGAGGCAAACTGGACCGCGACAACGGAGGTGGTCTGATTGATCACAGATGATCGCACCGAGAACGTTGTTCGCGGGATCATCGCCCACTACGGCGTCAAGGGCATGAAGTGGGGCGTTCGTCGCAAGAGCACGGGGCCCAAGGAAGTCAGCGAGGACGCGGCCAAGGCTGCCGGCGCTGCAACCAAGGCCAAGACGAAGGGCAAGCAGTCGCTCTCCAACGAGGAGATGCAGGCGCTCGTCACTCGTATGAATCTCGAGAAGCAGCTCACTCAGCTAACTCCGGCTACTCGCACTCAGAAGGGCGCGAAGTTCGCTGGCAACCTTCTGATCAACGTCGGCAAGCAGCAGGCACAAATGGTCGTCAACGATCAGGTGAACAAGCAGCTGAAGAAGGCACTCGGCGGCAAATAGGAGGTGAGCATGAGCCTGTCGAACACCGCAACACCACGGTATTACGGTGAGTTCCGTGAAGCGGTTCTCCGTGGTGACATTCCGGTGAACCGGGAGATCTCAATGGAGATGAACCGGATCGATGCGCTCATCGCGAACCCCAACATCTACTACGACGACAAAGCCGTCGACGGTTTCATCCTTTACTGCGAGAACGAGCTCACACTCACGGATGGTCGCGACCTTCATCTGCTCTTCTCATTCAAACTCTGGGCTGAGCAGATCTTTGGCTGGTACTACTTCATCGAGCGAAGTGTGTACGAGCCCTCAAAGGACGGCCACGGCGGCCGCTACGTGAACAAGGTCGTCAAAAAGCGGCTAGTCACGAAGCAGTACCTCATCGTTGCTCGAGGGGCGGCGAAGTCGATGTATGCATCCTGCATTCAGAACTTCTTCCTGAATGTTGATACGTCGACCACTCACCAAATCACAACGGCACCCACGATGAAGCAGGCCGACGAGGTCGTCAGCCCAATCCGTACTTCCATCACGCGCGCACGCGGGCCTCTGTTCAAGTTCCTCACTGAGGGATCTCTCCAGAACACGACGGGCTCGCGCGCGCTACGCGTGAAGCTGGCAGCCACAAAGAAGGGTATCGAGAACTTCCTCACGGGGTCGTTGCTCGAGATTCGCCCGATGGCCATCAACAAGTTGCAGGGTCTTCGTCCGAAGATCTCCACAATTGACGAATGGCTGTCCGGTGATATTCGCGAGGATGTTGTGGGTGCGGTCGAGCAGGGAGCGTCTAAGCTCGACGATTACCTGATCATCGCCACCAGTTCCGAGGGTACTGTTCGAAACGGTTCGGGCGATACAATCAAGATGGAGCTGGCCGACATTCTCAAGGGCGAGTATCAGGCTCCGCATATTTCCATCTGGCACTACAAGCTGGACGAAATTGAGGAGGTGTCCGATCCTTCCAAGTGGCTCAAAGCAAATCCGAATCTTGGACTCACTGTTTCCTACGAGACGTATCACCTTGACGTGGAGCGGGCCGGAAAAGCACCTGCGTCTCGAAATGACATTCTTGCAAAGAGATTCGGCATTCCTATGGAGGGATACACGTATTTCTTCACTTACGAGGAGACGATTCCCCATCGTAAGAAGGAATACTGGGGGATGCCGTGTTCTCTTGGTGCTGACCTCTCGCAGGGGGACGACTTCTGTGCGTTCACGTTTCTATTCCCTCTGAGTCACGAGAAATTCGGACTGAAGGTTCGCAGTTACATCACCGAGCGCACTCTCATGCTCCTTCCTGGCGCAGCTCGGTTCAAGTACGACGAGTTCATCAAGGAAGGTACGCTTCATGTGATGCCGGGCACGGTTCTCGACATCATGCAGGTGTACGAGGATCTGGACGAGTATATTCTCAAGTCAGAGTTCGACGTGAGAACTCTCGGCTACGATCCGTACAACGCCAAGCAGTTCGTGGAGCGTTGGGAAGCTGAGAACGGTCCCTTCGGGATTGAAAAGGTGATTCAGGGGGCTAAGACCGAGTCTGTTCCGCTCGGCGAGCTCAAGAAGCTGAGTGAGGATCGAATGATCCTCTTCGATGAGCAGCTCATGTCTTGGTCGATGGGTAATGCCATCACCCTGGAGGACACAAACGGCAATCGCAAGCTCCTCAAGAAGCGACAGGAAGAGAAGATCGACAATGTCGCCGCAATGATGGACGCTTACGTTGCATTCAAAGCGAACTCGGAGGCGTTCGAGTGATCCATGACGATAAGCCGGACCTCGACGCCTATGTCCTCGAACATTACGGCGTCAAGGGCATGAAGTGGGGTCGCCGTAAGGACCGCAGCGAGTCATCCGGAAGGGGCAAGAAGGTTGCTCTTGGCGTGGCTGCCGTTGGCGCTACTGCTGGAGCAGCATTCGTGGCATACAAGCTGAGTCAGGGTGGGGGCGTCAAGATGTCGTCGCTCGCCAAGCCTGCCGCCAGTGCGTCCTCGATGTCCAAGGTGTACCAGAATGCCGGGATGTCAGCGAAGCAGATCGCGGAAGCTCAGAGACTGGCCGCTGCATGGGCCTGAGAGAAAGGAGGTGAGACGATGGCAAGATTCAGCACCCGGTTGAAGCACGCATGGAATGCTTTCACTGGTGTAGAAGAGCGACGGAAGCAGCCGTCTACCGAGTACTACGGCACGTCCAGCTACGGCCGACGACCCGATCGTCCGGTTCTGTTTGTGTCGAACGAGCGATCGATCATCTCCTCGATCTACACACGCCTCGGCATCGATGTCTCATCCGTCAAGATCAAGCACGTTCGAGTGGACGACGAAGAGCGATATTTGTCGGATGTCGACAGTGGTCTGAACAATTGCCTCACCGTCGAGGCGAATGTCGATCAGGCTGCACGCATGTTCCGGCAGGACATCGCCATGACGCTCTTCGAGCAGGGCACCTGCGCCATCGTCCCGATCGACACGACGCTGAACCCGGATTCGGGCAGCTTCGACATCAAGACATTGCGAATCGGTCGCATTGTCGAGTGGTTCCCGCATCACGTGCGAGTGAATGTCTACAACGAGCGGACCGGGAAGCGTGAGGATCTCACGGTTACCAAGCAGACCACCGCCATCGTCGAGAATCCGCTCTACTCGGTGATGAACGAGATGAACTCCACTCTTCAGCGCCTCGTTCGCAAGCTCAATCTGCTCGATCAGACCGACGAGCAGAATGCTTCGGGCAAACTCGATCTCATCATCCAGCTTCCGTACGTGATCAAGTCCGAGGCGCGCCGGCAACAGGCGGAACAGCGCCGGCAAGAGGTCGAGTTCCAGCTTCGAGGAAGTCAGTACGGAATCGCCTACACGGATGGTTCCGAGAAGATCACTCAGCTCAACCGTCCCGTCGAAAGCAACCTTCTGACCCAAGTTGAGAGCCTGACTCAGCTGCTCTATGTGCAGCTTGGTCTCACTCCCGAGGTCATGAACGGTACGGCGGACGAGAAGACCATGCTGAACTACTGGGATCGTACCATCGAGCCCGTTCTCGATGCCATCACCGAGGCGATGCATCGTACCTTCCTCACCAAGACCGCTCGCACGCAGGGACAGCGGATCATGTACTTCCGCGATTACTTCAAGCTCGTTCCGATCAGTGGAGAGGGCGGCATGGCGGACATCGCGGACAAGTTCACCCGCAACGAGATCCTCAGCTCCAACGAGGTCCGACAGATCGTCGGCTTCAAGCCGTCGTCGGAGCCGAAGGCGGATCAGCTCATCAACAGCAACATGCCTACCGGCGATACGGGTGTTCCTCCCGCGGGCGAAGAGGAAGTTCCCGACGTCGCCAACATGAGTACCGAGGAGATCTTCGACAGTCTGGAGGTGCCCGGTGAAGCTGCCTAACGGCGAAGTGCTCATGCACGCCGCGGCTCCCTACGATCCGAAGAAGGCTCACGAGTACTACCTCCGGACGAGGAAGCTGAAGGGTCGGAAGAAGGGCGCGCAGCAACCACCGAAGCTGAGTGGACTCGGCGCCCGATCGGCGTTGGCCAAGCCGAAGAAGACCCAAGTCGAGCAGCTGTCTCCGAAGCAGAAGGCAGAGCTCAAGGCCTACGCTCAGCAGAAGGTTCAGGAAGCTCAGAAGAAGTTGAACGAGCTGAACAAGAAGCTGAAGGAGAAGATGGCGGAGGCCAAGAAGGCGGAGCGGGATTCGAAGAAGCCGAAGACCGCCGGAGAGAAGGCGAAGGACGCTCGGGAAGCCAAGAAGTATCGCCAGAGTCATAAGACCGAGCTAAAGACCAAGGCCAAGGCTGATCGAGCCAAGTCTGGCGGATCCTCGGACAAGGGCGGTGCATCTTCCAACAGTGTCGAAGGGCTGAAGAAGCAAGTTGCGGCGGCTGAGGCCAACCTCAACAAGGCCAAGGCTAAGCTGAAGGCCCTGGCGTAAGCCACGAAGCAAAGACCACGAAAGGACTGTCAAAATGGCAGTGAAGACGAAGGCCGACTTCAGTGGCTACGTCACGAAGTTCGGCATCAAGTGCTCCGACGGTCGCACGATCACGCCGGATGCCTTCAAGCACCAGCACGGGATCCAGGTCCCGATGGTGTGGCAGCATCAGCACGACGCTCCCGACAACGTGCTCGGTCACTTCGAGCTCGAGCACCGGGACGACGGCGTTTACGGCTACGGTTTCTTCAACGAGACCGACAAGGCCGCAACCGCACGCGAGCTCATCTCGCACGAGGACATCAAGTCGCTCTCCATCTACGCCAACAACCTGCTCGAGAAGGCCTCGAGCGTCATGCACGGCGTCATCCGCGAGGTGTCCCTAGTTCTCGCCGGCGCCAACCCCGGCGCCTTCATCGACAACGTCACACTTCAGCACGGCGACGAGCGGGTCGTCCTCGACGACGAGGCGATCATCTACACCGGTCTCGATCTCGAGCACGAGGACAAGACCGACAAGCCCGACGACGCCGGCGACGGTGGCGACGAGCCGACGGTGCAGGACGTCTACGACTCCATGACGGACGAGCAGAAGGAAGTCGTCCACTACATGGTCGGTGCCGCTCTCGAGGGCGCCAAGTCGGACGACAGCGCGGCGCAGTCGGCCACGCCCCCCAAGAAGGACGCCAACGACAACGATGACGACAAGGAGATCCGTCACATGAGCCGCAACGCTTTCGAGGCGGAGCGCGAGAAGACCACCGACGAGAAGCCGAAGCGGCAAGTCCTCACCCACGACGCCATCAAGGGCATCGTGCAGGACGCAACCCGCCGTGGCTCCCTCAAGGAGGCCGTCGAGCACTACGCCCTGCAGCACGGCATCGAGGACATCGACACGCTGTTCCCCGACGCCAAGAACATCGACAGCACGCCGCAGTTCGACTCGCGGCGCATGGAGTGGGTCCGCTCGGTTCTCAGCGGGACGCGGCACAGCCCGTTCACCCGCATCAAGAACATCGTCGCGGACATCACTCACGAGCAGGCGCGCGCCCGCGGCTACATCAAGGGCACCCTGAAGAAGGAGGAGTTCTTCGGGCTGACCTCGCGAGTCACCACGCCGGCGACCGTCTACAAGAAGCAGAAGCTGGACCGTGACGACATCATCGACATCACGGACTTCGACGTCGTCTCCTGGCTGAAGGCCGAGATGCGCCTGCTGCTCGAGGAGGAGCTCGCTCGCGCGATCCTGGTCGGTGACGGCCGGGCGGTCGACGACGAGGACAAGATCAAGGACCCCGCCGGCGCCAACGAGGGTGCGGGTATCCGCGCCATCGCCAACGACCACGAGCTGTACGCGGCGACGGTCACGCTCCCCGGCGACTTCACGGACGACGCCGGCCGCGTCGCCTTCGTCGAGGCGGTCATGCAGAACATGCGGTTCTACAAGGGCTCCGGCTCGCCGACGTTCTACACCACGCTCGGCGTCGTCAACTCGCTCGTCCTCACGAAGGACGGCATGGGCCGGCGTCTGTGGCGCACCAAGTCGGATCTCGCGACCGAGATGGGCGTCGCCAACATCGTCGAGGTCGAGATCATGGAGGACGACGCGTACGACGATCTCGTCGGCGTCATCGTCAACCTGTCGGACTACACGGTCGGCACGGACCGGGGCGGCGACGTCTCGATGTTCGACGACTTCGACATCGACTACAACCAGTACAAGTACCTGATCGAGACGCGTCTCTCCGGCGCCCTCACGAAGATCCGTTCGGCCCTTGTGGTCCGCCGTGCCGCCGCTGGCGCGACGCTCCGTGTCCCGGTCGAGCCGGACTTCGACGAGACGTCGGGTGACATCACGATCCCGACCGCCACCGGCATGACGTTTACGCGGACCGACACCGGCGCCACCGTGGCGCAGGGCTCGACGGTCAACGTGCCGGACGGCGAGTCGCTCGAGATCCAGGCCAGCCCGACGGCCGGGAACTACTTCGAGACGGACCAGCAGGACAGCTGGACCTTCACGAACCCGGCGTAGTTCGCCTGACCTGTGGCGAGGTATTTCGGCAAGGTAGGGTTCGGTTCCCAGGTCGAAACTGCGCCTGGAGTATGGACCGAAGAGATAACTGAGCTCTCGTATTACGGGGACGTGGTTCGTGATGCTCGCCGTCTCAGTGAAGCTGAGAAGGTGAACAAGGATCTCAGTACCTCGAACTCGATCAGCATCATTTCGGATGCGCATGCCAACGAGAACTACTTCGCCATTCGCTTCGTTGAGTGGGGCGGGGTTGTCTGGACCGTGACAGAAGTCGAGGTTCAGTTTCCCCGCCTCATCCTGCGTTTGGGGGAGGTGTACAATGGCCCGCGCGCAGCTCCAGACTCTCCTTGAGTCGATCTGTCCGCACGTTTACTTCCAGCCACCGTCGAACATCATCATGCAGTATCCCTGCATTGTGTATCGACGTACTTCGGAGGAAGTGAAGTGGGCGGACAACGGTCGGTTCAACGAGTACCTGCGGTACGAAGTGACGATCATCGATCGGGACCCTGACTCACCCATCCCGGGGTTGCTGAAGCAAACGCCGCTCGTCAGTTTCGACCGGCACTTCGCTTCGGATGACCTCAACCACGACGTGTACAACTTGTACTGGAAAGGAAACTGACACATGGCACCTCTGACCTGGGATCAGGTCGGCGAGAAGACCTACGAGACCGGTGTCGACCGCGGCGTCCTCTACACCCCCGACGAGACGGGCGTGTACACGGACGGCGTGGCCTGGAACGGCCTCACCACGGTCACCGAGTCGCCTTCGGGCGCGGAGGCCTCGCCGCAGTACGCGGACAACATCAAGTACCTCAACCTCATCGGCGCCGAGACGTTCGGTCTGACCATCGAGGCGTTCACCTACCCCGACGAGTTCGCGGTGATGGACGGTTCGGTGCAGCCGGAGGCCGGCGTGATCATCGGGCAGCAGGGGCGAGGGGTCTTCGGGCTGAGCTACCGTACCAAGGTCGGCAACGACCTCCTGGGCGCGGACGCCGGCTACAAGCTCCACCTCGTCTACGGTTGCCAGGCGTCTCCGTCGGAGCGCGCCTACGGCACCATCAACGATTCCCCCGAGGCCATCGCGTTCTCGTGGGAGATCGCCACCAGCCCGGTGCCGGTCACCGGGTACGCGCCGACGGCTCTCGTGGTCGTCGACTCGACGGTGGTCAGCGCTGGCGGTCTGACCGCGCTCGAGGACGCGCTGTACGGCGGCGGGACCGAGACGGTCGCCCGTCTTCCCATGCCGGACGAGGTCCTCACCCTCATCACGCCGTAGTACCCCTGACAGGAAGGCCGGAGAATGCTCACAATCACAGTTCCAGGAGACGAAGTTTACGACGAGTCGACCAGTATGCTCGGCACCGTCAACGACGTACATCTGGAGCTGGAGCATTCTCTGGTCTCACTGTCAAAATGGGAGCAGATGTACGAGAAGTCGTTCCTTGGCACAACCGAGAAGACTGACGAAGAAGTGCTCGGTTACGTTCAGTGCATGATCACCACGCCTGACTACCCGATCGATGTGTTGTACAAGCTCACCGGGGAGAACCTGGAGGAGATCAACAACTACATCAACGCCAAGATGTCAGCGACCACTTTCGTTGATGCTCCTGGCGCTCCACCTACTCGAGAGGTGATCACCGCAGAGCTCGTATACTACTGGATGACAATCTTCAACATCCCGTTCGAGTGCGAGCACTGGCATCTCAATCGTCTCTTCACGCTCATTCGGGTCTGCAACATCAAGCAGTCCAAGCCGAAGAAGCAACCCAGAGCAACAGCTGCGCAGCAGAGAGCTGAGCTCAATGCTCGGCGTCGGGAACAATACGGAACCAGAGGGTAGGAGGTGAACTTTGGCAACACTCGTGTGGGATCAGGTCGGCGAACGTACGTACGAAGTCGGCGTAGACCGCGGCGTCCTATATTTGGAGGACGGTCGTGGGGTAGTTTGGAACGGCCTTCGCGCGATCGAGGAATCCTACGATCGAGAGGCCAGCTCCTACTACATCGATGGAGTGAAGTATCTCCAGCGCATGACCCCCGGAGATTTCTCGGCTCGACTGCGCGCGTTCACCTACCCGGCAGAGTTTGACTCCGTGGTCGGAGCCGAACCGATCGGTGACGGCATGACCTATTACGGTCAGCCGCCGAAGAAGTTCCATCTGTCGTACCGAACGCTGCTCGGCAACGACATCGAGGGAACTAATCGAGGCTACAAGCTTCATATTCTCTACAACCTCATGGCTGTAGCGGATACCAAGATGTACAACACACTGGAAGAGACCCTTACTCCAGTGGAGTTCGGCTTCCAGCTCACGGGTACGCCGGTGTCTATCGAGGGGTACCGGCCGACGGTTCATATTTCCATCGATTCGACCAAGACGAACCCGGATGTCCTTGCCACTATCGAGGAGATCCTCTATGGGTCTGCGTTTACTAACGCACGGCTGCCTTCTCTGGCCGAAGTTACGGATCTGATGGAGATGTACGGGTCGCTCGTCATTGTTGACAATGGCGACGGCACCTGGACGGCTATCGACTTGGCCGATCAGTACATCACCATGGATAGCCCGACTCAGTTCACGATCAACAACGTGAACGCAACATATTCCGATCCGGACACCTATCAGGTGTCCACAACTACACCCTGAGGAGGTGACGTATGGCTACAATCACAGGCTTGACCGCCGAGCGAATGCTGGAGATCGAAGCCGCCTCAGTGGTGGACGGTGACGTCGTCGGAAACGACCTGATCCTGGCCAAGCACGACGGAACGATCATCAACGCCGGCAACGTTCGTGGACCGGCCGGTCCTACGGGGCCGATGGGTTCGGCACTGTCAGTCATGTCCGCTGTTCCGGTTCGTGATGTCGGCATCATCAACCAGATTCGCGCTGGCCGGCAGCTCACCCCGTCGGATTTCACCAACATGGGGCTTTCTGCTCCGGCTGGCTTGTGGAATCTGTCGAATTTCAACGATTCGTCGGGTAACGCTCGTCATCTCACGAACAAGTCGGTTCCGTCTCCCGTTACGTTCGCCTCGGGCATCAACGGGCTGGCAAACACGGCGGCTCAGTTCCGTGGGCCGGATGGAACACCGGCGAATACCCCGGTGCTCTATATCCCCGACACGGGCGCAGCGGATTCGCTGCGTATTCGGCACGGCACCGTCGGTGTCTGGATGCGCACCGATCGTCGAGGCATAATCCAAAATCTCGTTGCGAAGGCGAATTCGGCTGCTCAGCAAGCCACGTTCCTCTTCCGGATCACTTCCACGAACCTGATGGAAGTTCTGTGCGGTATTACCGCATTGTCGTTTGCGGGAGTGAACGGCACGGACTTCGTGAACATCGTGGGATCTACCGATGTGTGCGATGGTCGTTGGCATTTCATTTCGTTTACCGCCGACGGTACATATATTCGCATCTACGTCGACGGAATCCTGGACGCAACCAGGTATTTCTCGTACCCCATGTTCGGGGGAACGGCGCCCTTCAACATCGGTTCGTACGGCGGCGACGCCACAACTACGCCGGTGGGTTCGCATTACGGCAGAGTCGACGAAGTGTTCGTCACTCAGGACGCCCTCAACCCCGATCAACTGCGCAATCTCTATTGCGCAAGCATTCCTCATGCGCTTGGGGTAACGCCAAGCGTTATTCGTCTCGGCGTTCGCCGTGGTCGTCGTGGTGGAGCTTTGGATCCGTCTGATTTCCCGGCTCAGCCTGCGCGTCTGTACAACTTCACCAACGGCGCGCTGACGGATCAGGGCTCGAACAACACCACACTGGGCAATGCGGGAGTGGCACCTACTCTCAGTCCTGGATTGGACGGAAGTAAGGAGAACGGATACACGGTCGGTCCGGCAGGACTCCAGCATTTCTCGTCGTCTGATGCCGGCCTTCCGTCGGGTCTTTCCCCGCGTTCGTATGGCGCGTTCTTCAAGTCAACGTTCACTCAGGCGGCTGGTAGTGGCATCATGGGCTACGGTGCTGTAGGTTCAGGAGATGCTCGGCCCTACATCAACAGCACGGGATACATCATTTCTGCAAGCAATTCGGATCTCATCACGGGACCGTTCGTCGCCGACGGTACGCTGCATCATATCGTTGTCGTCGAAGACAACGGAGCAGTCGATTCAAAGCGCAAGCTTTATATCGACGGAAATCTGGTCGGCACGTCAAACGTCTTGAACCCGACCACATTGGGCGGAGCGGGTCGTTTCCGTATTGGCTCAATCGCCGATGGTACGGCCGGTTTCTTCGGACAGATCGACGCCGCATTCGTCTATGCCGGAGCTCTTACTTCCGACGAAGTTCGTGCCCTGTACCAGAAGGGCTCAATGCTGCTTCGGCCGAGCCCCAAGTCGGATGCCGACCATATCGAGGCGATCGAGGCCGGGCGGATGCTCGCTCTCTTCGAATCAGTCGACGGCTGTGACCAGATCGATATGGCGGTGATGTCATGAGGCGCCGACGCAGTCCTGAAATAATCGGCGGTCGTGTGAATTCCGATGCGACCATCGCTGCGGGCGAGAACTTCGCGGTGCAGTCGGTAGGTACTGCGGCTTACAAGATCACTTGCCCGCCGGGGTTCAAGGTTCTCTCCGCTGTGGCAAATCCGTGGGTTGCGGCGTCTGCGTTCGTGGCGTGCACGGATTTCGTCGACAACTCCTTCTATGTCAGAACATATGTGTGGAATACGGCGGCCACACCGGGCGTTTGCCCCTTCAATTTCATCGCGCAGGGAATCCAGCAATAATCGATCAACAGAGGAGGGCAGATGCGGCTAGAACTTGCGGGGAGCGTGTTGCGCCCTCCTCCTCTAACGGTGAAGCTGTTGGATGGAGTGGACTTCATCCCGCAGCAGTACATCGACATGGGATATTCCGGTTTCGAGGTTCTCGTGATCGGAGCAGGAGGGGGTACGGGCGGTGGGATCAAGACCGGCAATACGGGTACGCAGATCAGAAGCTATGGCGGTGCTGGAGGGGGTGGAGGGCTTCACAACGTCCGAGGCCTGCTATCTGCTCTCCCTGCTTCCTGCCCCGTTGTCGTCGGAGTGGGTGGAGATCCCGGACTCGATCATGTTTCAGATCCTGCACTCACTACTGACGGCGAGGATGGCGGCGCGTCATCCTTCAACGGGGACACTGCCCGTGCCTCCGGCGGCCAAGGCGGCCATCGAGTTCAGACCAACTCAGTAACCGTCACATCCCAGGCCAATGGCGGGGCTGGCGGGATCGGAGATCGAATCCTAGCGGGAGGTGGTGCTGCCGGTGGCGTTGCTGGTACTCCGACGGCCACTGGCCCCGGAACTCCTGGAACAGCTGGTGCAGACGGAACCTGGGACGGAGTGGTGGGTGAAGGAGGCGGCGGGGGCTCCGGTGGCGTCGGTACATATCTTGGCGTCACCGCCAATGCTGCTACTGCAGGCGGACGAGGCTCGTTCGATGCTGGAGACACTTCTGTCTACGGACTCGGTACATCACCTAGCTCCGATACAACTGACTCTGGCGCGGCGAATATCGTGCCTGGCGGTGCCGGTGGAGCTCGAGCCACCCCGCTAACCAGCCTCCCCATTCAGTACGGGGAGTCGTACGGGGTTCGGCTCAAGGGCAACGACGGCTACGTCGCCATTCGGCTCACAGCCGAGTGATATTTGTGCCAATCAAAGCGGAAGTGAAAGGCGACTGGCACACAACCGAGAAGTTCCTGGCCACGATGAAGGACGGCAACATCTTCGAAACGCTGAGCAAGTTCGGCGACGTTGGTGTTGCCGCTCTGGCAGCCGCTACTCCGACGGAATCCGGGCTTACCGGACAGTCCTGGTACTACGAGATAGTCCAGCGGAAGAACTACTACTCCATTCGGTGGCGTAACAGCCACGTGGAGGATGGTCTTCCTATCGCAATCCTCCTTCAGTACGGACACGGCACCCGTCAAGGGGGCTATGTCGAAGGGCGGGATTTCATCAATCCTGCAATCAAGCCCGTGTTCGACCAAATCGACGCCGAGTTTCGAAGGGTGGTGATGAGTAGCTAATGGCACAGGTTGACGACCGCGTAGTTGCAATGTCCTTCGAGAGCTCCAAGTTCTCGAGTGGCGTTTCGCAAGCGATGAAGGATCTCGACAAGCTCAATCAGTCTCTGGCGAACATTGGAGCAACGAGCGGGCTTGGGAACATCGAGAAGGAAGCCAACAAGATCACCTTCGGCGGTCTCGGCGGTGCCATCGACAAGCTCAAGAGTAAGCTCGGATTCACCCGAGAAGCTGCCGATGGATTCAGCGGAATCGAGAAGGAAGCGGACAAGGTCCATCTTACCGGCGTCAGTGGCGCTCTCGACAAGCTCAAGGGCAAGTTCCACTTCCCGCAAGCAACCGAGGGCTTCGCCGAGATCGAGAAGGCTTCCGGTCGGGTCCAGTTCACTGGCCTGCACGAAGCGATCGCCGGCGCGTCCAAGGGCTTCAGCGTCATCCAAGGTGCTGCCGCTGTTGCTCTTGGCGGTCTGACTGCTCAAGCAGCGAACGCGGGTCGTAAGGTCGCCGCGGGTCTGTTCGGTCCGATCAAGGGCGGTCTCGAGGAGTACAGCACCAACCTGAACTCGGTTCAGACGATCCTGGCCAACACGCAGCAGTCGGGAGCCAAGCTCAAGGACGTCAACAAGTACTTGCTCGAGTTGAACAAGTACTCGGACAAGACGATCTACAACTTCAGCCAGATGGCCAAGAACATCGGTACGTTCACGGCTGCTGGTGTGGATCTGAAGACGTCAACCGCCTCGATCAAGGGCATCGCCAACCTGGCCGCACTCTCAGGCTCGAATGCTGAGCAGGCCTCAACGGCGATGTACCAGCTTTCCCAGGCCATTGCCTCAGGCAAGGTCGGTCTGCAGGACTGGAACTCGGTCGTCAACGCTGGCATGGGTGGCTCGGCTTTCCAGCGAGCTCTTGCCACGACGGCCCAGAACATGGGGAAGCTCAAGGACGGGGCAGTCTCCCTCAAGGGCCCGATGAAGAACGTCTCGATCGAGGGACAGTCGTTCCGTGA